ACCATTGGTCGCGTGTCCAGCGTGTGTAACGTGCTGTCCAGTGTCTAGTGTGGAGTATCCCCAGTAAGCAGATTCATAAGAGTTTTGATTAATATAGGTCACGTTTCCAGAGAAAAACTTATGCTTGCTTCCTTCACATGTCATAGAATGGGTTGTCGAAAACTGTGCGTTGGTGCTGGTATTTTGCCACACGACTTCCCAAGCACCCCAAGTACAAGCTCCAGTGGAGGGATTTACTTGAAGGCCGATTGTGGCAAATCCTGTAGCATTAGCATTATGCGCGTCACTCTTAAACGCCATTCCTACATTGAAATTATTTGAAGTCAGCGGATGGCTTGCGCTTGAGTCGTAGCCGCGAGATGCGAAAGTATAACCACCACTAATGGAAAACCGATAGGTGTGACCAAGCGCCGTCATTCCATCATAAAAACTGGGACAGTAAGCAGGAGTCGCAGGATTTGGTGCATAGGTAGGACCACCACCAGAGGCATCTGCAAAAGTTACAGCGCCAGCTCCATCGGTTTGCAAAACCTGTGAGGCACTCCCATCGGCTGTGGGTAGGTCAACCGCACTCAAAAAACTGTTAAGGTTTGCATCAGCAGCAACAGGTACACCAGATTTTTGTAATGTCCCAGTGAAGTTAGCAGTCGCATCTGAATACATAGCTGCACCAGTAGTTCCCAGCGTATAATAGCCAAGAGATGTCCATGTGGTAGTACCATCACCTACTTTGAGCTTACCTGTATCAGTTTCTAATCCTAATTCGCCATTGGCGAGGATCGGGGATGCACTCGTCCAGTTTGCTGCTGTATCTCTTCTAATCTGTATTCGGTCAGCCACTTGCGGCACCTCCATCAATAGATTGTGCGGTGGTATACGTTGAATTCGCAAATCCACCATCGGGGTTTTTTACTGCTTGAAGCACTGTAAAAGTTCCATATGCCACCACATCAATTACATCATTAAGAGCTGCGGGAGCGGTTAATACTATAGAGCTGCCAGTAGTAGCCGTAAAATCAGTTGTACTCAGCAGTTTAATTCCGTTCAAATAAACATCTACATATCCAACATCATAGCTACCAGATAATACAAAAGTAGTTTGCCCACTGGTAGCTAAAAAAGTATCTCTTGAAGAAGTGCCGTTAACGGCAGATCCAGCGTCTTGCCAAGATGAGCCGTTGTACACTCTCATTTGATTCGTTGAGGTTAAAAATGCCATAGCCCCAGACGTTAGCGGATCGCCGTCTAAATCAACCGCTGGGTCGCTTGCGACAGATCCCAGATATTGATCTTGGAAAGTGTCTAAATGAGTTTCGGCTGTGGTAGCAGCAGTTTGCGCATCTGTGACAGCACTACCAATACTCGATACAGAAGAAGCCGCCGAAGTCGCAGATGACGCTGCCGCATTTTGTGAAACTAATGCAGCCGCCTGAGCAGTCTCAGCAGCGGTTTTGGCTGTGGTAGCCGATGTAGAGCTAGAAGCCGCAGCAGTTTCGCTGCTAGCCGCAGCAGTTTCTGAGGCACTGGCCGCTGTAGCACTTGCAGCCGCTGCCGCCTGAGAAGATGTCGCAGACACTTGAGAGGCAGAAGCATTAGTGGCCGCTGTACTCGCTGTGGCAGCATCCGCCGCTACCGAACTTTCTGAGGCCGCAGCATTTGTTTCTGATAAGGCCGCAGCTGAAGCACTTGCCGCAGAAGCCGTTTGACTGGCTAGAGCGGCAGTCTGGGCTGTCTCGGCAGCAGTCTTGGCGGTTACACTTGCGGTTTCAGCAGTCTCGGCTGCTGTTTTTGCAGTCTCCGCAGCAACCTGAGCGACACCAGCCGCAGTCTCAGAACTAGCAGCGTTAGTTTCGCTGGTAGCTGCATTAGTCTCTGAAACTAATGCTGCCGCAGCAGACACCGCTGTAGCATCTCTATTAGTTATAACCCCTGTTTCTACAGCATCCATAACTGACTTTGGTACTGCATGAGTATCAAGGGTTGGTGTGCCGACCACAACAGGATCAGAAAATCCCTGACCACTAGCAAGCGGAGCAGGAAGTTTGTCAAAACCAGAAACAAGATATCCATACCTTGTATTAATATCAGCGGCCCTTGCAAGTTCGCCAGCAAGCAAGTCCGTTAAGTTAGGAACATAATTATTACTCACCGCATCAACCTCCTTGGAGAGTAGTGGAGCGTTACACCATGTATTGTATGTACCGAATTTTCAGCGCCATCAGTAGCGATATAAACACCCATATTTGCGCCTGTTACCGATACCCTAATTTTAGCATCGTTTGAATACGTTGATCCCCAAGAGAATCCGTCCCACTCTGAAACATCCCACAAAGACCCTGGAGCAGAATACAAATCTCCAGATTCTCCTCGAGAGGACTCGCCCAAACCATAATCTGTCGTAGACCTTATGTTGACTCGGATTGGCTGACCATCAACTCTTATATCGGGCTGTATCAGCCTGTATCTTTTCCGTACTGTCGGGCCTTCATAAGCTGTGAAATTCGTTAAAATAAAAGCGTATATATTGCTAGTGCCAAAACGATATCCAGTATCCATTTTGTATACATTACCAGCATCATCTCCAAAGAAACTTATTTCTGTTTCTGTTTCATCAATGGCTGATGCCGCGCACTTAACTCTATCTGGAAATCTAGTTTTTGTTACACCAATAAGATCTGGGCCGTTAAAAGTAAAATACAAACCGCTTTTGCCATTAAATAATCTGTACTGACCACTTCCTCTATTCAAGACACTAACAGGATTATTGGCGTTAAACGCTTTAATTAATGTTTTAACTTTGTTTGATAAAGAAGCGTATGCAAAATTGCCGTATTGTTGAGCTGCGCTTAAACTCATTAATCCTTGTCTATCTAAACCTATAACCTGACCGCCTATAGATTGCATTGTCTCAGAATATGTCCCAGCCTTATTAAGATCATCAAGCTGCCAGTCAGCAGCAGATGTTCCATACAAAGTCTTGGTATTATCCTCGCATCCAACTATTAATGCGCTAGCGTGTTCTTTAAGGTTCGTAATTGAATCACCAACAGCTATTTCAGCGCCACCCAAAGCCACAGTAAAGCCATTTGGATTACCAATCTCTGATATGTGTAACGATGACTGAGTTCCTAAAACTAAATGTTTTTTGTACCCAATAACATAAGAAGGATTATCTTGGGTTGCTAAAGTAGTAATCGTTGTGTAATTAGTGCCATCAAACTCTGTCGCTCGATCTACACCATTTACTATAAACATTCTTTCCTGATCGTCTTGGCCTTGAAAGTTATAGTTACAGAAACTATAAGATCCATTTAGCGACCAAGTTTTAGATGAATTTACTTCTGCCCATCCAGAAGCCGTAGCTTTATACATTCTTCCGTTTGTACCATCTTCTCGAATAGCATAAAGATCGCCTTTATAAATATGCAATCCTTTTACATCTCCAGATCCAGGGACAGATTGAGAAGCGGTTGTTTGACCATCATACAAAGCATAACCATATATTCTTCTATAACCACCATTAGGCAGACATTCATAATTTGCAACATCAACCAACTCACCTGGGTTTAAAGACAAAGGAGGAGCTTCTTGATTTAATCCCCCTACTGCTGGGAAATACTCTAACTTTATACTCACGCTAAAGCCTCTGGAGCAACAATTCTAGCTAACTGATCTCTCTCAAGATCTGCCAGCATTTCCTCATAGTATAGAAATGCTTTTTTCTCTAGCTCTGGTGCTTCATCAAATTGAGAATAAGAGCGCAACGCTTCATAAACTATAAGCATATGGTATCTTTCAGGCAAAGCAGGAACATCCGTATTATTTACCATGCTCGATGGAGTCGCATAAGATTCGTAAGTAACTGATTTATTAGCAGTCGGTTTTGCATTAAAGACTAATACGCCATCGGGCCTAATAGACCAGACGTTAGGCTCTCCATCCTGAATAACTCTATAAGCATCAGCAAATGAGTTATACGAAGATGATTGCAAATAACCTTGACCAATAGATACACGATTTATTGTTTCTACGGCTGTAGGCAA